TAGATAAAAATCCAAAATTAAAAGAGTCTATCTTTGGTCATCTTAAAGATATGGGCATTGAAGACCCCGAAAGATATGTGGTTGGTACAGAAGCAAACTCTATAAACCCTGACACAGGTCTGCCTGAGTTTTTTCTAAAAGATATATTTGATAAGGTTGGCGATGTTATACGTAAGGTAGCCAAGCCTGTATTGACGATAGCGGGTGCTGTCGTATTAGCACCTTTTGTTGGTCCAACAGCCGGTGCGTCTATAGGTGCCGGTATTGGTGGCTTAATACAAGGAGAGAGTTTTGAAGAGGCCGTTGGAAGTGCATTGACCGCAGGGGTAACTTCTACCATAGGTGCAGGTATTTCGGGAATGTTTGGTGGCGCAGGTTTTATGGAAGGCGTTAAAGCCGGTTTTAGACCTGTTGGAGAATTTGGAAAGATAAGTGAAACATTAGGCGCCATGAAACAATCTTTTACGCCAGAGGGGGTCCCAGAAGTTCAAACGGTAGCAAAATCCTTTCCGGGTTTAGATCAAACAGTAAATGTCCCACAACAAGGGACGAGTGTTATAGACAAACTTATGCCAAAAACTTTTACTGGCTCAGATTTAGCAACTTTAAACCCAGAGCTTGGCAGTAAATTAACTCCAGAATTGAGTTCTCAGATATTAAAAGACGTTAATCCCGGTTTCTTAGCAAAATACGCAGCTCCGACGGCAGCGGCCACTACAGTTGCCGCAGCGGGTGGTTTCTTTGATGCGCCTGAAATGGATGAGCTTGAGGACTTTAAAACGGGTCAGGATCTTATAGACGAAAACAGAGGTAAATATATTGTGCAAGGCACAGATGTCATACCTTCACAACCACCGTTTATGGTGCCAACACGGTTTCCGTTTACCCCAAGCCCACCAGTGCAGTATGCGGCAGATGGCGGTGAAGCAAAGGAGTTTCCACGACGCAACGGTGGAATAGGCATGGATGAAGGTACCCCCGGTAAAGATAGTGTGCGCGCTATGCTGATGCCCGGTGAGTTTGTTATGACAACCGACGCTGTGAATGGCGCCGGTGGTGGAGATAATGAAAAAGGTATACAAAATATGTACGCAATGATGCGTAACTTCGAAGCAAAGGCGAGGGCATAATGGCTACTGAAACACAACAGGTCATACAACGTGAAGCACCCGAGGTAGAAGCTTATAAACTTGGTTTGCTTGAAAGCGCTAAGAAACTTGCAGATCAAAGAATAACTGTACCTAAACAGGTTGTTGCGGGTATGTCAGGCCTACAGGACACCGCAATAGCAGCCGCCTCACCGGCAAGCGGTGGTATTGGTGGTTATCAACAGTTTATTCAAGGCGCAAAAACAACCATGGACCAAGCCCCGGGAATGGTAACAGGTGCTGTGGGTGATGCCGGCACTATGTTTAGAACAGGTGCAAGTGGGGTGACTGGCGAGCAGATGGCTCAGTACATGAACCCTTACCAACAGGCTGTTTTTGACGAAATAAATAGGTCTTTTGATACACAATCCGCGCAAGCCGGACTACGGGCCGCGCAAGCCGGTGCGTTTGGGGGTAGCCGAGCAGGTATACAGCAAACAGAAATAGGTAGAAACAGAGCGCAGGCCTTGGCGCAAGCACAGGCACAGAACTTTTTACAAGCACAACAAGCGGCAGAGCGTGAAAGAGCAAGACAGCTACAGGCCGCACAGGGTATTGGATCGTTAGGATTACAGGGCGCGAGCACTCTGGGACAGCTTGGGGTACAAAGGGCCGGGATTGGTGAGTTAGCGCAACAAAGTGCGTTGAGAGATATACAAACACAGTTTCAGCTCGGTAAACAACAGCAGTTGCAGCAACAGGCTGAGTTGGAAGCAAAGCGTAAGAGCGACATGGCACAGCTTTATGAGCCGTATCAGCGTCTTGGTTTCTTGTCTGACATATACAGAGGAGCTCCAACCTCACAAATGACACTATCACAGGTACAAAGACCTGATGTGTCTCCGGCGCAACAGTTGTTTGGTCTGGGTGTAGCCGGATTGTCTGCGTATGGCGGTGCTAAACAAGCGGGGTTATTCTAATGAGCCCTATATTTCGCCCCCTTTTAACAGGCATGGTTCCTCCCTTAGTAAAAGATAAATTGATGGAAAGAGCTGATCGTATCTCGCCCCCTGCGATGGACGTTGTAGGAAATCAGCCTTTGTCTCCTGAAGCAGATGCAGAGGCACAAAGAATTTTTGGGACACCTGTTGGCATTGGTAATTTGCAACAAGGCTTTATACGAGGAGGTCCTTTAAACAGATTAGGTCAATTTATAAACCAAGAATTAGCACAAGAAAACCAAGGTGAGGTAGATGAATTTATAGGAGAGGTAGGCGATATGGCAAATCAACGATTTGGAGTGGATCTTGGCTCTGTGGGCCAACGTCCTATGTTTAATCAACTAGCTAGACCGGCCGTGCAAATGTATGAAAAAGGAGGCGCAGCGTTTCCTGATCTTAGCGGTGACGGCAAGATTACACAGAAAGATATACTTATAGGTCGTGGTGTAATAGAGAAAGAGTATGGTGGTCCTGTTGGTATGCAGATGGGCGGTGATCCGATGATGGCCGCAAATATGCCCCCTCCACAAGCGCCCCCTATGCCAATGCCTGCACCAGAACAACCACCCATGCCTATGGAAGATCAACTCGATCCAAATGTAGTGCAGAATGCTTTAGCACAGGCCGCAGGTGGTATTGGTGATTTAGATCAGGCACAGAACTACGAACAGGTAATGAACACCATGCGTGGCGATCAGGCAACAGTAGAAGAAAGACGCGAAGAATTAGCGGGAGTTGTCGGACCCGGTGACGCGAACCAAACACCAGAGTCCGTGTTGACCTTAGTGCAGCCCGTTATGATGTTAGCGAATGTAGACCAAGGTATTGGTCAGCTTGCACAACAAGAGATGACGCAACCTATGGAGGGGCCGATGGCCGGGGGCATAATGTCCACGGTTCCCGAACCACCAATGATGGAGGCCGGCGGGACCGCTCCTGTAAATTTTAATAAAGGCGGTGAAGTCCGCCCTGTAGAATACTTCAGCCCCTTAAATTCAAATAGAATAGCGGGTGGCGGAAACCAATTCTCATTCAATCCGGCGTTTCCTTACATTCCCACAGGCGAATCTCCAGTAAATCTTCTTCGAGTGACGGGGTTATTAGGTCAGTCTGGCGATGAGGATGCTGAAAATAAGGTTAATAATGCTTTAAACGAAGAGAAAAAAAATCCCGGTACAGGAAAGAGTAGATTAAATCAGCTTTTTGAAAACCAGTTGGACCTATACCGTAAAGTAGGATTAGGTGATGTTGCTGAACGACAAGCAATGGCCGAGCAACAAAAACGTATGACAAAAGCGCAGATGTTGTTTGATATTGCTACTACTGCATTGGCGTTTGCCGCTCCTATGGAAGGAGAGCGACCCGGATTAAGTCCTGCGGAGAGATTGGCTATGGCAGCACGGTCCACGCAACTACCCGAAAAGATAGGTGCAAGAGCACAAGCCCAACTACAACTCGATAAAGAAGCTGCAAAAGAAGAAAGAGCTATTGAACTAGCAGCTCTACAGTCTGCGGAAACAAAACTTGCGGCAGAAAAAGCAGCGGCAGCCGCAGAAAGATTAGCAGCAATTAAAAGTAAAACTAAAGACAGACAATTGAGGACGATTGGAAAGGAAATTGTGGACGTAACTGATCCAAATAATCCCATAGTTGTATATAAAGGAGACAAAGATAAAGATATTCGACAAATAGACGGTCAATTAATTGATATAACAAATCCTAGTGACCCAAAAATATTGTTTGGCAAAGAAGATAGAAAAACACAAACTGTGGGAGGAAATATCGTTGATATTACAGACCCAGATAATGTTAAGGTTATATATCGAGATCCTCAAAAAGATGTTAAAGTATTAAATAATCAACTCATAGATTTTACTGATGTCAACAACCCAAAAGTAATTTTTGGTAAACCCGACACAAAAACACAGACAGTGGGTGGTAATATTATAGACATAACAGATCCGGATAATGTTAAAGTTATATATCAAGATCCTGAAAGAAAAGTAAAGTTGGTTAATAATCAACTTGTAGATTTTACCGACATAAATGCTCCAAAAGTAATTTTCGGAGATAAACCAATTAAAACACAAACTGTTGGTAATCAAATAATTGATATAACCGATCCTGAAAACCCGGTTGTAATTTTCGGAGAAGAAGAAGAGTTGATGGGATCAAAACCAGAAACCGCAACTATAAAATACATTAGTAATCAAGAACGTTTAGATGCTTATGCCGATGGTAGCTTAGATAGGCAAGAAACAAACGAATTTGAACAAAAACTACTAAACGTTATTTCAAAGCCATCAATGGTGCCTTTTCAAGGAGAGTTTAGAGTTGGATCTGTACCGCAGTTATCTCCTGCAATTAAACGAGCGGTTGCTGAAAGAAGAGCTAACGGCTTTCCTACTGTAAACCTTCCGGGACAAACTGATTTACCAAGTATTAGTGGCGAAAGAGATGGGGATCCCCCGCCGCAACAAGATCTACAATACGGCACTAAAGAATTCAATCTTTCATTATTTGATCCTGTTCAAGGTAATGTTAACTTGGATTCTCCATCTTGGGATAAGGTTCCTACTAACTTAGTAGATAAAGATTTAAATTATCCTGAGACTACCGGAATGCTTAGTTTTATCCCAAGAGCTAAAGTATTTTTTAAGGAGCAGTTTAGAGAACTTGGCGGCAGTCCTTTGAATCAAAGTGAAAAAGATTTTAGTAGAGCAGAGTCCGTCATCGTCTCTTTAAGAAATGATATTTTGGCAACCATTACTAAAGGAAATGAAGATGAGGGGGTTGGAAGAATCCTTAAATTTGTTCAACTTGAACTAGCAGAGGAAACAAGAAAACTTACACCCGGAATGTTTACAACGGACGAAACAGCTCTATCAAAACTCTTAGCGGTTGAAAGTAAACTAGCGAATAGTATTCAAGTGTTAGCGCAAAGAATTCCTGAATATGGAGGAGATCCGGGACAGAAATTCAACATGAGTCAAATTACTAAAGCTAGAGCGATTACAGATAAACTTGTTTTATTAACTGCTGAAATTAGAAATATGCGTAAGATTTATCAAGAAGCTTTACAGACAGGTGCAATCGCGGTTACACCCGAAAGTAATAAAAAAGCAAAAGATTGGTTAAGAGGCAATAGGGAAATAGATTAATGGCAGAAGAAACCACGTACAAAGTTGAAGATATACCTGTTTTTGAACCTTTTACATTTACTCCTGAAAAGTTTAAACAGGGCATAAAAACACAGGGTATTAGTAACTTAACGTCATCTATTGTTGAAATGCAGGCAGGGACCGCCCCTCGCGGTTTATTTTCTTATCAAACATTACGAAACGGGACCGCTCCATTATTTAACTTTTTGCCTGATTTTAAAAACTTACCTGTCGAAGATAGAAAACTAACTGATGAACAAATCTTACCTTATTTTACTAATGTCGAAGACTTTGGTGGAGAGGATGGGGCCGGTTATTTAGCCTTCATAGAAAAAGCAAAACGTACCGCGGCTCCCGGAACAGGGATGTTAGCAGGTGCTGTGGCCGGGGCAAAAGCAGCAGCTAAACTTCCTATACCGCACCCTTTAGCAAAAGGCGCGGTAATTTTAGGTGGTACTGTTTTAGGAGCTCTAACGGGTGATTTTCTTGGTAGAGAAACAAGTGATTTCATATTAGGAGAAGAAGATCCTGTTATACCCTCTCTTCAGCCAATGGTTAACAGCGCTGAAACATTAACATACGGTATCTCCATGCTTGGAACTCCATGGTTACTGCCCACTAAAACTGGATCGATTGGTGCGGTAAGAGTGTTAGATAACTTTAAAAAAATATCTATGGGGCGTAATGCCGATCTTGCTAAAAAAGGATATTATGACTTTGATAGAGCCTTAGACATCGTATCGGCAAGTGAAGGTCTAACTAATTCTTTGCTAACTAAAGCTTTACGTGCAGAAAAAAATGTTGGTTTGAGTAGATTTATTAAACCTGATCCTAGAAAAGGTCCTTTAAGTTTACGTGTTTTATCTGGGATAGAAAAGGGAGTTGCTAAAGCGGGACAAAGCGCTCGTGCAAACCCAAGTGCGACCTTGCTTACAGAAGGCGTTGCGGTAGCGGGTGCTTCAGGGGGAGCTTTTGGAGCGGAAGTTGTTCTTCCCGGAAGTGATTGGTGGAGATTAGGGTTTGAAGTCGCAGGAGGAGGATTACCGCCCTTGGCTTTAAAACCTGTACTAACAGGCGTCAATAAAGGTTTTACAGGGGCCTTGGATTTGTTTAAAAGATACGCGTCAGGAGATCCCGCACAGCAAACTATCGAAGAGACAATACAAAGCAAAAGAATGACGGAGGTTGGGACTCGTTTATTTGAAGCTCTTCAAAACTCTCCTGAGATAGAAGCTAACCCTGCCTTACTAGGTCAAGCTATTAAATTGTTAGGTGAGGGTATTTTAGATGAAACGGGAACTATAATAGATGAAAAGAATGTGGCGGTCCTTGATTCTACTTCTTTGTCTGCTTTTTTTGCTTCAAAACAGCAACCGAAATTGGCTAAAGTTTTTGCAAGAATTGAACAAGAATTAGGTCGAACAAGTGATGAGTTAGCTGTCGCCAGTAAAAAAGGCCGAGAGGCTTACATCCAAGGTGCAAAAGCAACGATAATAGGCGCTGTGAACAACGGGGATGTAGACGCGCTACAAGCTGCGGGATTTTTAGCAGAATCTTTGTTTTACGACAACATTTCAAACAATGTACGGCTTCAAGTAAATAATTTAATTAAAGCAGCAGATAAACTAAAAGGTGACTCAAAATTTGATCTCTCCACCAAGCTGTATAACTTACTAAATGAACAAATTACTCTTACAAAAAACAGAGAAAAACAATTATGGGATAATGTTGGTAATACTACTATTAAAGATTTTGTTAATAAAGAGGGAGTAGAACTTGAGTTTCCTAACATAATAGAAGCCTTTAGAACTCCAATGAATAGAGGTGGGGTATTTTCTTTAGCAAAAGGGTCTAAAACAGAATTAGCGTCAGCTTTAGGGGGTTTTACAGAGGATTTTGATGATATTATAAAATTCTTTGGTCAAGCTGAAACAACGGAGGGAAGTATTCTTTTTAACACCAGTGAAGCTGCGCAGAGAAGAGTACCTTTAAGAGATCCTATGAACGCTAGTCGTTTGTTTGATATAAGGTCATCCTTGTTAAGTAAGGCAAAAGCTTTACGAGCAGGGGGCAATGACCACTTGGCGTTACGATTAGAAAATTTATCTGCGGCTATTTTACAAGATCTTACAGGGTCAAAAAATACAGTGGCTAATAGTTACAATATTGCTAGAGCCTATACAAAAGCAAAAAACGATTTTTTTAGCAGAAGCTTTTTAGGTGATGTGCAAGACTTTAATGTAAGAGGTGGAACAAAAATTACACCCGATAATCTATTGGATAGAGTGTTTGCAGGAGGTAGTAGCCCTACGTATCTAAGAATAAAAGATATTATGGCTACCAATAAGTTTGTACTAGATGAAGATTTAGGACAAAAAGGCGTCGAAAATATATTTACTATTCACGAAACTTTAGAGAATGCAGTTAAAAGAACCTTTAAAAACATGGTTAAAGATAAGGTCGTATCTATTGATCCTGATGGAACTGAAATTACAGCACCCGTCATTGATCCCGCATCTTATGAAAAATACATGAAATCAGACGAAGCTCAGGCTCTTTTTAGGGTGTTTCCTAAATTGCATGAAGACCTAAAAACTTTGAAAAAAGCGCAAGAAACTTTTACTTCTTTTGGTAAAGATGTAAAACTATTTAAAGAGTCAGATGAAGTTAAGGCGTTTCAATCTGTTCTTGAATCACAAACAGAAAATCCTGCTAGTGCTGTAACATTAGCTTTAAATAGCAAAAAACCGGAAGCTTCTATTAACGGTCTTTTAAAATTGACGGAAAAAGCGGACAGTTTTAAAAACGCAGACGGAAAAACGTTTACTTCAGAACAAGCTAAACTTGGTTTACGTTCCTCAATACTTAGTTACGCGATTACTAAAGCAGGCGGGTCTGGGTATAAATTTAACCCACGAGCCATGCAAGATGCTTTATTTGGTGTGGTTAAAGGAGCGGATCCAAAAGCTAGTTTCAGACTTTCTTCATGGATGCTGAAAAACGATATTGCAGACAGAGAGCACTTAAACTTAATTCAAAAAGCATTAAAAGAAATGGTAAACGTCGAAGAAGCTTTTTTAACAGGAGATCTTGAAACTGTGCTATTTAAAAAACCTAGTGGTGCAAAAATGTTTCAAGCTAGGATGATAGGTGCTACCCTTGGTGCAAAAGCACAACAAACTTTTAACAATCTTCTTACAAAGATAGGCATAGGAGGTCCGGGTTCTCAAATCGGAGGAGGTATGGTTGCCGCTAGTGAGGGCTCCAAACAAATGTTAAATCTATTTTTTAATATGCCCGAACAAGCCAAAGTTAAAATCATGTTAGATTTGATGAAAGACAAGAAAAAACTTGGTATTCTTTTACAGGAAGCACAAACAGCAAGTCAGGCACAAGGCTTGGCAAATAGGTTGGCCACTATGTTATCTGGATTATTTGTAGAACAAGTGAGTAGAAGAGCTCCTTACTTAGGAAAAGAAGTAGGCTCCGATGTTTATGAGGAGGATAAACTAGTATTTCCTGAAACCATTGCAGATGAAGAACCACCAAATGTAACAAGTCAAGTAGAACCTATCTTGTCTGCCCCAGTAGAAAGATCACAACCCCCGACTAATATTGCACAAGTATCACCTACGATTAACCCACTCCCTAATACGCAAAAAGTAGACAGACGAAGATTTGCTGCATTATTTCCAGAAGATGCCGATCTTGTTCAAGGAATCGGAAGCCTACGTGGATGAGCAAAGACCCCCTAAAAGGCACTGGAAAGAAACCAAAAGGGTCAGGAAGGAGATTATATACCGATGAAAACCCCAAAGACACCGTCTCTATTAAATTTGCCACTGTGGCAGATGCCGAAGCAACTGTTCGCAAAGTTAAAAGAGTTAATAAACCGTTTGCTAGGAAGATCCAAATCCTCACGGTCCTCGAACAACGAGCCAAAGTTCAAAACAAAAACAGACAAGCCCAGATCGCGAGGAAGGCCAAAGAAGATCTCCGAGCCAAAAATAAAACGAAAAAGAGGACGACCTAGAAAAAATGAAAAAAAATAATCAAAAAAAACTAAAGAAAGTAGTCAAAGGCTTGAACAAAGCTTCTAAGCTACACGCAAAGCAAGCCAAAACTATCCGATCTGTGCTAAAAACTAAGAGAGCCAAGACCTAGCGTCTTCGCCCAACACTTGTTGCGCAAGATTTATCTTTTCTCTCAGGGCCTGTAGTATTTTTTCATCTATAGTTTCTGGCGCTATAATATCCACATACGTTACTTTATTGGTCTGACCAATACGGTGGGCTCTGTCTTCAGACTGCAAGCGTATTTCTAAATCATAACTGTTGCTATAATACACCACCGTGCTTGCCGCGGTTAAAGTAATACCATACCCGCCCGTTCTTGGTTGCCCCACAAAAAAACGCAAGGGATCTTTAAGGTCTTGATAACGCTCAACAATCTCCTGACGCTCCTCTTGTGGGGTTTCACCATAGTAGGTTGCAACCGCTTCGGGCCCAAAGCGGTCGCGCAGGGCCTTCGCTATCTGTTGGATGTCATATGTATATGTCGCCCAAATGATAACTTTTCCCTGTACTTCTTCGCATATATCAAGCAGTTCTTTTAAACGCCCGTTTGCGAAACTCACTGTATTACCCTCATCATCTTGTATGTGACCACAGCATATCTGTTGAAGACGCATGATTTGTGTCAGAACGCTCTGTGTCGTGGCAAGTTCGCCATTGTCAAGCTTGGTAAGGGCTAAACGTTTCATCTCTGTGTATGACCGTTTCTGCTCCTCGGACAACGGAACAAGACGGCGCACATACATTTTATCCGGCAGATCCAGACAATCTTCTTTCAACACACGATTACTAAACGCCTCAAGTTTGTCATTGAGCTCATCTAATCGCCGGTATCCTACCACTTCATTAAAGGATCGCGGTCCCATCACACGCCTTTGCAACACGGCATAGCGGTTCTGGAAAGCATAAAAACTTTGAAAGTTTAGTGCCATAGCCGATAAAAACATACATTGACTAAACAAATCCATCGGACTACGGGTCACGGGCGAGCCTGTCAAGATACGTCTATACTTGGACATACCTTTCATCTCTAGTATATTCTTTGTGCGATTTGCACTTCTATTCTTAATAGTGGTGCTTTCGTCCACTATCACGATGTTTTCATCATTAGCTTCAAGAAACGTATGTGCGGCCTGTGTACCACGAGGCGTGGACAGTGCTTCGGTGTTCATAACAAATATCTTGAGCCCATCAAACTTTTCATATACCAACGTTTTCATTTGTTTCTGAAACCACTGCGCACTGGATGGTTGCCATCGCACCATATTAATTTCAATGTCATCGGATAGGTGTGTCGGTATTTCACCTTGCACCCAGTTATCGTACACACCCTTTGGTGATATGATGAGTGCTGCGTTTATTTTGCCCTCGGTATACAGGGCTCCCATAGTGTCTATGGCTACTTTCGATTTACCTGTACCCATCTCCATAAATAGTGCATAATACTTTGCGTCCCACGAATCACGGAACGCTTTCATCTGATGATCGAAGGGTTTCGTTTTAAATTTATATTTTTTCATTTTTACCTCTTGACTATAAGAACTTATAAGCATATATATGGAATTGTCAAGACCTGAAAAGGTTTTTAATCGCGAAAGAGAAAGGACGATATATGGACATAATGAAGAAACTTAAAGAGGATGCCAATCAAGGCTCCTTATTTTCCAAGCATACGTTAGATAATGAAGACTTATCCACGCTTACTGGATTTGCCGAAGCTATCATTAAACAAGATGCTTTTGTGAAAGAACTAGACGAAAAGCTCAAAGAAGAGAAAAAGAAGCTGTTAAAGATGACGGATGAAGATCTACCCGCATTGATGACAGAAGCTAACTCCATGGAGTTTACTCTGCTAGACGGATCAAAAGTAACTATAAAGCCACAGTATGGCGCGTCTATTAAGGTAGACAATCGTCCTGCGGCCTTTGAATGGCTAAGGGAGCATGGGCATGACGACATTATTAAAAACACAGTATCTTGTCAGTTTGGACGCGGAGAAGACGATCTTGCATCTTCGTTCAAGGCGTTCGCCGAAAAAGAAGGCTACGTCCCAAGCCAGACAGAAAAGATCGAACCTATGTCATTACGGGCTTTTGTCAAAGAACGTGTTGAGAATGGGGACGAGTTCCCAATGGAGTTATTTGGGGCGTATGTTGGTCAAAGAGCCGTTATTACTAAAGCGAAAGGAGCAAAGAATGGCTGAAGCAAGCAAGGCCGTGGCTGAAAAGAAAGCCACAGAAGTTGCCGCATTTGATTTTGCACAACTTCAAAAAGACGCGGGCAAGGGTAACGAGAACGTCGGTAAAGACGATCTTGCCTTACCGTTTATTAAAATACTATCTGGGGTTGATCCAATGATGGACAAGCTCGATGGTAAAAAGGGTGACATATACAATAGTGTCACAGAAGCGCTATACAGCGGCAAGGAAGGCATTGTGATCGTTCCGGTAGCTTATCAGCGTGAATTTCTACGATGGGCCCCCAGAGGCCAAGGGAGCGGCGCTCCTACGGTCTACAAGACACGCGCAGAGTGTCCTGAAGTAAAGCGGTCAGATGATGACAACAAGGAGTATTGCACGGATGGCAGTGGGGATTACATCGAGGAAACGCATCAGCACTTTGTGTTGGTCATTGGCGAGGACGGCAAAGGCGAAACTGCGCTGATACCTATGAAGTCTACACAGCTAAAAAAATCACGCAAATTTAACAGCATGATTATGGCACAGTGTGACAGAGATGGGTTTGCACGGTTCGCGTATAAGTTTCGTTTCAAAACATTAGCCGAACAAAACGATAAAGGTTCGTGGCATGGTTGGGAAATGCAACTTGAGGGGCCACTTCTTGATGAGGAAACTCAGAAGAAAGATCCCGCACAGTTTGCTAGAAACTTAGCGACGTATGAACAAGCTAAATCATTCTCCGAAAGTGTCCAATCGGGCAACGTTGAAGTAAAGCGTGAGAATGATGATGTTAAGAGCGGCGAAAAAGATCAGATACCGTTCTAATTATGTCATCAGTAGAAAAATTTGCCGCAATCTTTGACGGTCTGCAACTAGCCTACGGCACGTTCAAGATTGATAAGAAGCAATTAAATGGTAAGAGCACGGGCCGTGCCGCGATAGTTCGCGAGCCACGGTCCACAGAACTATGGGAAGGTCATATATCAGGCAAAGGCCGTGGTATTGGTATCATACCCATAAACGAAGAAAACAAATGTGTCTGGGGGTGTATTGATGTGGATCAATATCCCCTTGACCACAAAAAACTAATAGAACAAATACGTAAGCTAAAACTGCCTTTGGTCATCTGTCGCTCCAAATCAGGCGGAGCGCACTGCTTTCTGTTTGCTACAGAATGGATAGAAGCCAAGGATATGCAAGCAACGCTACAACAAATGTCTGCCGCGTTAGGATACGGCGGTAGTGAGATATTTCCAAAACAGATCAAGTTACATTTAGATCGTGATGATGTCGGTAACTTTCTAAACCTACCCTACTTTAATGCGGAAGAGGGCCTGCGGTATGCCATCAAGGACGACGGCACAAGCGCCACGCTTGATGAATTCTTAGAACTGTATGAACAGTATAAGCAAACACCTGAACAGATAGCTAGTTTACAGGTAGGGGACGCTAAAAAAGAAGAGCCCATGATGGACGGTCCGCCATGTTTACAGATACTGGCCAGTAAAAAGATAGGTGAGGGCGGTAGAAACAATGGGTTATTTAATCTTGGCGTGTACTTACGCAAGGCCTACCCTGACAGTTGGGAAACAGAGATACTCACCTACAATATGCAGTATCTTGAGCCACCCTTACCTCTTAGTGAGGTAAATATTGTGGCTAAACAGCTTGATCGTAAAGAATATGCGTACAAGTGTAGCGATGCACCAATCAACGCGTACTGCAACAAAACCTTATGTCTTACACGAAAGCATGGTGTAGGGGCGGCAGTACAGGGCGCAGTCATAGCAAACTTACGTAAATACAACTCGATACCGCCTGTATGGTTTGTTGATGTAAACGGCGAACCCCTAGAGATGGATACCGATGCCTTGCTAAACCAAGCTATATTTCAAAGATCGTGCATGGAGCAACTAAACTTCATGCCTCGCTCTGTGTCCCGAATAATATGGGAAAACCGTATAGGAGCGTTGATGCAAGAGATGAAAGAAAACGAAAGCGCTATCATAGATGTATCACAGGACGCCAGTGTCAGCGGACAGTTCTATGACCATCTCGAAGAGTTTTGTCAAAGTATGCAACAGGCGGACGATAAAGAAGAGATACTGTTGAAGCGTCCATGGACCGATGAAGACGAAAAGATGACGTACTTTAGACTGAAAGACTTTGACGCTCACCTAAAGCGCAACAAGTTTTTTGAATACAAAAGTCACAAGATAGCACAACGTTTACGGGACAAGGGTGGCGAAAGCTTACAGATACGAATAAAAGGACGCCCCGTGCGTGTATGGAAGATACCGTCTTTTGATGCGGTAGAGGTGGAGCTATCCGCTCCTGAGTTTGGTGGTAATGAAAGCAAAGAGGTATTTTAATGTTAAAAGCAGACGGATTTGATAAAGCATTTCTAGGCGTGGCATCGCGATTTAATATGGAGGATGTATTTGCCTACGATAAGGATGAATGCATAGCTATACTATGTCGGCGTGATAATATGTCATATGACGACGCTGTTGAGTTTTTTAATTATAATGTATTAGGATCATGGGTAGGCGAAAAGACGCCCCTCTTTTTAAAAAAGTATGGCAGTATAAAGGATGCAGTAGATGACCTCGACTTATAAAGAAAGAAACCGTGAAATGCACCGATTACGCACCGAAAGAGCCATGACTCTCACGGCTATCGGTAAGAAGTACGGTGTAACCCGAGAAAGAGTGCGGGTTATTGTTAATAAAATCGAAGAAGAGAATGCAAACAAAGATATTCAGGATATACGGACCACCCGGGACGGGGAAAACGACAGCGCTACTGAATAAAGTTGACGAGGCCTTACGTCAAGGCATACCTCCCTCAAAGATAGGATACTTTGCCTTTACCCGCCAAGCGGCTTATGAAGCAGTGGATCGTGCGTGTCAGCGCTTTGGTCTTGATGAAAACCAACTACCATGGTTTCGCACACTACACAGCTTTGCGTTACGATTGTCTGGCATACGGGCCGAACAAGTCATGCAAAACGAACACTACAAAGAACTGTCTGATACGATTGGCATAAAGCTTGTGCCTGACAATGGCGATGGCGATAATATGTTTGAGTCTAGCGCTAATGCAGACCCTTACCTTAGTATCATAAACTTAGCGCGATTGAAGAAGATACCTCTGCGCAAGCAGTATAATCAATCTGACAGTAATATAGACTGGATGACGTTGTCCTACGTTGCACGGTCCATACAGAGCTACAAAAACAGACTAAAAGTATATGATTTTACCGATATGTTAGAAATATTTGTTAACGAGAGCTCTAAGTTCTGTCCACATCTAAGTGTTAGTTTTATAGACGAAGCACAGGACCTATCTCCGCTGCAATGGGATGTGGCGCACATAATAGAGAAATATTCTGATAAAATTTACTGTGCGGGGGACGATGACCAAGCTATATACAAGTGGGCGGGGGCTGATGTCGAGCACTTCATAGGACTTAATGGGGGGTACGAGGTGCTTGAACAGTCCTACCGCGTACCACAGAACATACATCCTTTGGCCTCGCGTATATCCAAACGCATACATAAGCGTGTCCCAAAAACCTATCTGCCGCGCCCAGAAGATGGCTCGGTAAAACGCATCAATGATATATCGCACGTTGATTTATCTGAGGGAACGTGGCTAATATTAGCGCAAGCGGGATATTTTTTAAATGGTATCGTAGATGATTTAAAAAGTAGAGGGCACTTGTTTTCTTACTACGGTCACCGATCCATCTCGCAAAAGATAAGCGAAGCGGTGAATGGATGGGAACAAATGCGTAAAGGACGCGAGATCACCGCCCCTGTAGCGCGTATAATCTACAGCTATATGTCTGTAGGCCATCGTGTAAAGCGTGGTTATAAAAAAATACCACATCTTATGGATGATGAAACCGTAACACTTGATGCGCTACAGCGCGATCATGGCCTGTTTGCCACTATTGATATGATATGGCACGAGGCCATGGATAAGATACCCGACAGCGAAAGAGCCTACATCACCGCTCTACTCCGTCGCGGAGAGAAGTTTAATGGCACGCCCCGTATAACACTATCCACGATCCACGGATCAAAGGGTGGTGAAGCCGAAAACGTTGTGCTATTTACTGATGTGTCCCCCGCCGCGTCCAAAGCGGCAGAACAGGACCCTGACGAACTGCACCGTGTATTCTATGTCGGTGTAACCCGAACTAAAAAAAACTTATATTTAATCGAGCCAGAAGACGCATTGAGGAGTTACAGCATATGAACAGGAAACAAATACTAGAGAAAGCCGAGAAGATGATTAACGGCCCACGGGCCAAGGCTTACGGCGATGCCCACGAGAACCACAAACGCATAGCAAAAATGTGGTCGGTTATACTGGAGAAAGAGGTAACCGTATCACAAGTCTACCAATGTATGATAGCGGTAAAGCTGTCCCGCCTGATAGAAACACCAGACCATGAGGACAGTTGGCTCGATGTCTGTGGTTACGGCGCCCTTGGGGGAGAAAAATAATGTCTTTGCAACTCGCGTTTGATACGCCGAAGTCCGAATGGGTGCCACCAAACGAGCTTCCAAACATCTTTGATGCAAAGCAAATAGCCGTGGATGTCGAAACACGCGATCCGAATATAAAAATACTCGGGCCGGGGTGGGCTAGAAACGATGGTGAAGTGGTAGGCTATGCCATTGCCGTCAGCGATTGGTCAGGCTACATACCTATCCGTCACCGATATGGGGGTAATCTTGACGAGCGCATCGTAAATAAATGGCTGAAGAAAGTCTTTGAGAGCCCCGCTGATAAAATCATGCACAACGCTCAGTATGATGCGGGTTGGATACGGCGCATGGGCTTCACGCTCAACGGTCGGATCATTGATACCATGTTGGTCGCGGCTCTATTGGACGAAAACCGCTTTAGTTATAGTCTGAATGCTCTGGCCTACGATCATCTTGGCAAGGTAAAATCCGAGAAAAACCTTGTAGAAGCGGCTCGTAGCTTTGGTCTGGACCCAAAAGGCGAGCTCTGGAAGATGCCTGCAATGTATGTGGGACCGTATGCCGAGGGGGATGCCGAGCTAACGCTCGAACTTTGGAACTATCTGTCGGGACAATTAGGTAAAGAAGATCTATGGCCCATCGCTAATCTTGAGCTCAATCTACTACCGTGCCTGATTGACATGACATGGCGCGGAGTACGGGTAGATCAGGACAAGGTCGAGCGCACACGGAACTCGCTACTCAAGCGCGAGAAAGACGTACTGAGCCACATTAAGAAACTTGTGGGGCATGACATCGAAATATGGGCCGCCGCCTCTATAGCGAAAGCATTTGAGGCCCTCAGCATCGAATACCCACGGACCGAGAAAGGCGCACCATCGTTCACGAAACAATTCCTGAGCGATCATACACACGAACTTCCGCAGTTGATTGTCCAAGCCCGTAACCTAAACAAGACCTCGGGGACCTTTATCAATACAATTATGAAACATTGTCACTCGGATGGACGCATACACAGCCATATAAATCAAATACGATCCGACGACGGCGGGACCGTATCAGGACGTATATCCATGAATAACCCGAACCTTCAGCAGATCCCCGCACGGGATCCCGAGCTTGGTCCTATGATACGTAGTTTGTTTTTACCTGAAGAGGGTGAGCAATGGGCTGCGATTGACTTCTCGCAACAGGAACCACGCATCTTGGTTCACTATGCGTATGTGTATGGTAAGAGTAAGGGGCTGACGCTTGACGGTGTAGAAGAATTTGTCCACGGCTATCGGAACAATCCCGACATGGACTTTCATACAATGGTTGCAGAAATGGCACAGATACCACGAAAGCAAGCAAAAACAATAAACTTGGGTCTGATGTACGGTATGGGAGTCGGTAAAATGTCTGACCAACTGGATATTACGCTTGACGAAGCTAAGGACTTGGTCCGTCAGTACCACACACGGGTGCCTTTTGTTAAGATGTTGATGACAGGCGTGCAAAACAGACTCAACGACAAGAGCAGTAGCGGTTCTATTCGGTCCCTGTTAGGACGTAAGTGTCGGTTTGATCTGTGGGAGCCCGATACATTCGAGATGAACAAAGCGCTCCCGTACCGCGAAGCGGTGCAAGAGTATGGCGATACCACACGCCTGAAGCGTGCGTATACCTACAAGGCCCTGAATAGATTAATTCAAGCATCAGCCGCTGATATGACCAAAAAAGCTATGATTGATATATATAAAACAGGCCGTATACCGCTTATACAGATCCACGATGAGATAGCCATGTCGGTAAAAGACATAAAAGATGCAGAAACTATTTCGCAGATGATGGAAACTGCGGTAGACTTAGAGATACCGAGCAAGTGTGACATTGAAGTCGGCCCCGATTGGGGAACTGCCAAATGATATACTGCTAACACTTTTTCGGTTCTTTCCTCCAAGACTCAAGCCCCGCGTTGCGGGGCTTTTTTTCTTGCATTTTTACATATAATCTTATATAGTCGCGTAAGATAACATATAAGGACACCTTATGGACACAGAAAAATGGAAATCGGTGCTCGTTCCCAAGGAAGTATACGAGGAAATCAAGCGAACGAGCTCGGATCGCGGACGAACAATCAGCGGTCAGCTAAAAATTATATGGCAAATTTATAATAAATTGAAAGATAAGCTTGATCCTAAGCCTTGACTAAAAAAAATTTGGGCTTAGTATGCGATAAATTATATATATTACTATAAAGAGGAGCTAGACTATGACACCTAAAGTGCTATACTATGTATTATTTTTAATAACTTTACCTGATGTGGAAGCAAAGGAACATCTAGTGCATCGTATCGTTTTTGAAAAAGAAGAAAATTGTCTGTATCACGCGAAAATGTTTAACCAACACAAAGATCCGTGGGTGCAGAAACCTAATTGTGTGACCGTCGAAAGCCATTACAGCTATCCAGAAGTGCGCATCCCCTTACGCAAGCCCGAGTTTATGAAATGAAATTAGAATATTTAGCAAACATTAACAATTTTATTAAAAAAACTACCACGGACCACCAGATCCGTCACTTCAGCAAAGAGGTCATTGATAAATTTAAGCGTATGACACGCCGTAAAAAGAAAAAAGAAGTGGATTATTCTAAAATTATGGACGATGAAGAAACGATCAAACGTATTCGGGCCGATATAAATAAGGGTTTTATAACGCCTGACAATTTTAACAATAAAAAACAAATAAAAAACAAAAAAGACTTGTAAAGTCTTATATAGTCGCGTATAACTACATACGAGGGAAGTCATAGGCCCTCTCCCGTAGTTAAAGAAAAGCCCTCTAGAGATCTAGGGGGCTTTTTTTGTGTTGACAGACCGTTTTATCTGTGATTATATGGGACTATGTCAACTACAGGAGAAAACTATGGATAAAGAAATACAGGAAAAGGTGATTGCCACCGCTCGTGAGTTCAAGGACCAAGGCGAGTGCGATATATGGCACACAATCTGGCACGATGGGGTGCCTTATGATATGCACCTTATGCTCGATCAATCCCTTGAGGATCAGAAACACGAGTACGAAGTGCTTGTCTATCCCGTCAAGCAAGATGAAAACGGTAAGTGGACACGCGGTGTTGTTAACGATCCTGAGCATTGCGATACGCTTTTATTTAAACACACCTTTCCAGACAGAGGAGAATGGCGATGACAGTACGAGTACATTTACAAAGCGAAACGGGCTCTTGGAGCGAGGAAATCGCAACGTTTACGTGCGAAGAGTATTACGAGGTCTGCATCACGGCCCTCGAAACATGGGCCAAGAAAAAAGGCTGTATAATAACTGAAAGCGTAGAGGAAGACGATGATAGCTAAACTGAAAACACGCCTTAAAAGAGAAATAAAACAACACTCTGTGCCTAGATTAGGGTTGCATGACGATAGCAGTTTTATGGAAATACACAAAGATGGCGAAATTACGGGTAGACTAGATCTTGCAAAAGAGTTGTTAAAGATGATTTCAAAACTCGATGAAATAAAAAAATATACTGCTATTGAGTTAAATCCCGAAATAGAAAAAAACATACCTATGTGGGAAAATAGTAAATCTAAGTATTATTTCTTAATAGAAATGGAAGTAGGAGATAGCGTTCTTATTAAAAACAAAAAACATTTTGACTTTGTAAACGGCACTATAACTAATTGGAAGCGCAAGAAGCATCTACAATATTACGATGCAATGAAAGACAGAAAATACTCTCATCGAAGATTAAAAGACAACTCGTATAGAATATGGAGAGTAAAATGACTGAACTACACCTTTCAAATAAAGAAATGCGACAGCTCGCAAAATTTAGTTGTAAATGTCTAGAGGAGTGGAAAAAGGATAAGCTAAAAGGCTTTGAGGATCTGTCTATGTGGTACGGGGTACAATTTGATAAGCGAATGTTTGATTTAAACTTATGGGACGATGAAGAGGGAAATATTGTCTGTACTGCATATGAATGTGACGAAATCGAGGATTGTGGACAAAAAAATTGGACAACAAATATTAACTTTGAAAAATTTTTATGGAGCGTTAAAATCTGAGAACAATGGAGCAGATACTTAGATATATAATAGATTACGGGGAGCGCGGCTTGCTCCCCGATGATGACGAAACGCGGAAGATAATTAAAATAGCCAAATATGTACAGCACACTAACCTAGTTTATATAGCGCAAGACTTTGAAAATTTAGCCGACATGATACTGCACGAGGATCGAGATGGATATAAGAAACATTAATACAAAAGTCGTGGGCAATCACACACAGGCAATGAAACATATGGGACGCCTCAGTTTGAAGATCGAAACTATCACAGATCAGGTGGAAAAGATGATACTAGAGCATAAAAAGATCAATATTAATAGTACACAGATCTCGGCTCACGAAGCGTCTTACAATATTGGGGCCGTAGAAGCGCTCGAAAAAGTTTTAGAAAATTTAAAAAAAGATTGTAAGGATTTTGGTTGACAAGGCTCTTTAACTATTATTAACTGATAAATACCCAGGACGGGTAATAACTAAAGGAGAACCTATGACAATAAAAATTAAACATATGACTAGAAAACACTTTCAAAGCTTGTCGAACTCAGATTTAAAGAAAAGATTAATACAAAGTCATCTATCTCGAGATATCTGTTCTTTACAGGACAGAGAAAAAGAAGAACTGCGTTTTGATTTAGAAATACATAACATTCAAGAAGAGATAGATAAACGCCAAAAAGACGAAAGTATGATTGGCTCTAGGTTTAGAAATGAAATACCTAATTTTGAGTCCGAGTTTTACAAAAGCAAACTCAAGCAATGCATTACTCCAGATCAGGTAAGAAGCTTTCTAAATGAAATAGCCTCGCCCCTTGCCTGACGCATTCGTCATCAAAGAAGTAGTCGGGCCTGACAAAAAGGTCCGCTACTATATAGAGGGGGCGGGCCACCCTATCACAAACAAGGTCGATAATCGAAAAGATGCGGAACAAATGCTCAAGAAACAAATCGAGTTCGGAGATGGTCGGTTCCGTAATTATTGGCATTTGTTAAAGTAACGCTTCTTATATATAGAGATATATTTTAAAAAAATATTTTTTACGTAGAATTGGCGGTACAGGTGGTACGGCGGTACGGCGTCCTGAAAGCCCTATATTATAAGGACTTTGTTTGTACCGCGTCCGTAACACCACTAATTTAGAGATGTTACACAATCGTTATTTAACAAAAGTTGCTAAAGGGGGTCTGAGAATTTTTTTATTATTTTTTTTTCTGTAGCTATATATATAGGCTGAATAAAAAATAGGGGTTGACAGCCTTATATAAAGTCCCATATACTGGTCCTCATAACTACAATGGAGTGAACTATGAAAAAGAAAGTTTATATGCGAAGAGTTCTTGAGGACGGGGGGTGGACAACCACCTTTGGTCTTGAAGAAGATGTTTTACAATGGAAATACGAACAAGAAGAATGGGAAAAAGATGGGCAGTATTGCGGGGACGATTCTATTGAAGAAATAGGTAACACCGAGGATATTGGTAATTTGTTAGGTGCAATTAATAGTAAGATCTCGGAATGGGTGAGCAAATGAAACCTCTTAAACTTGTCGAGGGCGAGAAGCCTGAAGTGGATAAATGGCTTAACAGCGTTTTGAAACAAAGCACCGATACCGAGAGATTGCTGTGGCAGTTAAAAGGTTGGGCCGATAATATGGATGAAGATCATCTCGGGATGGGTGGGGATCTTATTAACGAGCTTTACGATTTGTTTTTTACCAATGAACCCAAAATGTTTTTGACCGAGAAGCAGTTGTCCGAGATTGCCAAAGCGGGGTGGAAACCTTTATTAGGTAAAACGGGTGTCGCTTGGTTTGGCGGAAAGACACATTCTACTCTGGCTAATCAAGTTCCCTCCGAGGATCTGGAAAACTTTGAAGATCTTAACTTTCTGGTGGTCGCATATCAGAGGGCTAGTCAGGATGGGTAAGAAGTATAATAGCGCTACTTGGTTTGGTTTTTCGATTTATCACAATGAAAAGGATGGGTCGGATATTACTGCTGAACAAATAAGGGCGAAACTTAAAATTGCATTATCTTGTAGTGACGATCAGTTAAGAGATATGGTTTTAAGTAATCTTTCTGATACTGTCAAAAATATGCATTACAAAGAGATAGTAAAATGTGGGGGGTGTGAACAAACTGCCGAGATTGGGAAAGATAGTTTTTCAAAAGAAGATTGGACCTATCCTTGGATAGACATTCCGCTGTGCGATGATTGTTATACCGAGGTTCGGGTAACGATAGCCGACAGGTTCGGTATTAAGAACTGGTCCCGAATAGATTTATGAAAGGAGGTGAGTAGACATTTTTATATTTAGGTTTATTGGGTGGTTATTATACGGCTCGGAGTACGATGAATTAGAACAAAGAGCAAATAGCCGTCCCGCAAGGAAAAGACGTAGATAATACCAAGCCCCGTTAAAAATGTTGACGGGGCTTTTTCTTTGCCCTAATATGGGACATTGTCAATTAACTATAGGAGTAAAACTATGAACAAAATTGTAGACAATCTTTTAAGCAATGCTTCTGCCAAGGCGGAGCAAAACGAAACTTTCGAGGGCTTCCCGCCGTTAGAGAAATGTTCTTATAACGCCGAGTTCCGCCCGATGTTTTATAACATTACTAAGGACGGGATACCTAATCAGCCGTTTCCGATTGAACCAGAAATGGGACGGGCAATAGTCAGGACCGATAACAACGATATCTTAGGCATTATGAAAAAGCGTTATGCTATTTGTAACAATGAAGATCTTATTGTCCCCGTTCAGGAAGCGCTTGAAGATACGCTCCCTAAAGGCGCAATGAACAATATTAAGTTAATCGAGAGTACCGCCGACGGGGGATCGGTTGCTAGGTTCGGCTATCACTTTGACGGGCTCGGGCATGAGATCCGCCAGTTATCAGGGAGCGCAACCCAGTTAAATTTTATGGTGCGGGTTGTAAATTCTTTTGGCGGACAAACAGCTATTAGGGTTCAGGCGGGAGCGCTTGACCTTGTTTGTACTAATGGCATGACTAGTCAAAAGGAACTAGGGGCGCAGAACTGGGGACATACAGCGGGTTTTAAGCCTGAATACATAAAGCCTTGGTTAACTGAGCAAATCGCCTTTTACGAAACTAAAGTGAAAGTCTGGGAACAATGGGCAAACAGGGAGATAACACCCGAACAGGCGCAAGCCGTTCTTGATGCGAATTACCCCGCTTCAGAAAGTGAGATAGCCCGAGCCGAAAAGAAAGGCAAAGTTGCGGGAGAGATCCAAAGTCGAAAAGCCCGCGCCATGATGGAACAGCTAGATAAAGAGTTTCAGGCTAGGGGAACAACTGTGTGGGCTTTATATTCTGCCTTGACCTATTACAGCTCCCACAACTCCGAAACGTTCAAGGTTAAAAATTCTGACAACCGCGACAACGTCGAGAGAACTTTAATTGAGCGGGAGCGGGAAGTTTTACGGGTTGAAGCTTCGGAAAGTTTCCAAGAATTAGCCGTAGTTTAAAAGCTTCAAAATTAAAGCTATTCGGGGCGGGCTTTACAACCCGCCCTTTTTTTGTTTATTATATGGGACAATGTCAATAACACGGGAGTTTTTAAAAATGGTTTTATTAGTAAATGAATTTTCGACGGGCAAAAAAACAAAAGGGTTAGCCGTCACTTATCGGGCGGGAGTAAATGACAAGTTTGGAACTTGTCCCGCCGATTGCAAACTAAACCCGAGCGGGCGCGGGTGCGGAGGTAAAGCAATAGATTTTGAATATTTGGACGCGATATATAACAGCGTCCCCGCGGGCGGGTTCTCTTTTACGTTTTCTCATTTTAACCCGATGCTATGGTTTAAGGATCTATTGCCCCGCGGTAAGTTCGCAACAATCAATTACAGCGCGGACACTTGGCTAGATGTTTTATATTTTTTCAAAAGTTGCGCGATCCCTACAGTTTTGACAGTCGCGGAAAATTTTTGGAACGGGGCGCGATCTATTGAGCGGGACGGCGTGCGGGTTGTCCGCTGTCCTGAAGAATACAACCCCGCGGTGAGCTGTGTTAATTGTGGCGGTGAAAAGGGGCCGTTGTGCGCCCGATCCGATCGTAATTATATAATCGGGTTTACAGCGCATGGGGGATCTAAAAACAAAATAAACCGCGGTGAGCGGGGCGGGTGCTATGCTAACGGCGGAAATGTAAACATACATTGGGAGCGATTAACCCAAAAACAGCAAGACAAAACCGACGCGGAAATATTACGGGAGTTTGTTAAAACTATTCCGCCCCGACGAATTTTAAGGCATCACATAGCGGGGGATATTGGCAAACAATAAACCCGCCCCATAGCGCCCAAATTAAGCCCGTTTACGCGGGCTTTTTTTATGGGGCTTGCAAATATATCTTATATTGTCTTATACTAGCTTAGACGGGCAATTCCGCCCGCTTATAACTACGAGGAAAAAAATGGAACTACGCGAAGTAAACAAAAATAAAATTGAATATTTCAAGCTTTCCGAAAATTCAAATACTGTTTGGTTTATTAATCACTACAACCGCGAGGACAAAACGTTTTCAATATCTAAGTTCGAAGACGTAAACGCGGAAAGATTTGTAAAAGCTAGTAAAAAAGTTTTTACTGATTTTACATTTTAAGGGGGGCGGACTAATGAAACTTAACAAATATCAATTAAAAGCTTTAAAGCGGTTATACGATCGCTTAAAGCCGTCGGAGTATATTTATATTGCGGGCATAAAAAAAGATGAAATTAAAATATCTTTTTTAAATTTTCGTCGGGCTTGTTTTCCTGAAATAGGTTGTAGAAATACCGCCGTTATCGAATATAACGGGATAACTTACGGGATCGAACCCGACGGTTATATTCACACCTAAGCCCCGCAACAGCTCCCAATAAGCCCGCTCAACGCGGGCTTTTTTTTGTCCGCTATTTTAGAGTTAAACCCGCCACGGCCCGCCGTCCGCGGTTTTTCTGAAACGTACCGCCAGCCGCCGTACAGCTCCCGCCCCGCCCCGATCCCGTGCCAGCCGTCCGAGATCCGCCCGCCGTGATCCGCGGGAACTGGACCGCGATCCGCGCACCGCGTACCCCGTGCCGAGTATCTTTATTTTTGTTCGGGTCCCTTCTATTATCGGGTCAAGTTGCGGGGACCGAGAACCAAAAAAATCGCTCCAGAAACCGCGCCCGCGGGCTGTTGGCACTAGTGCATGGGCCATGTTTTTCACAAATAATCATGTAAAAAATGATATGAATGTTTCACGTGAAACAATGCCTATTTATTGTGCAGAAAAAAGGTTCTTGTTAACTGCCTAAAAAACGTGCATATTAAGGCTGTTTATTAACCATCAACCGAGGTCCGAGAATGAGGAAGCGAAAACTAGGCAAAGCGGGGATACGTTACGAGACACGTGGTCGAAAACCCGCCACCATAAAAACCCCTTTGACACGAAAACAAGAACTGTTTGTCCGCGAGCTTGTTAGCCGCGATGGGCAGGTCACGTTACGCGAAGCGGCAGAGAATGCCGGCTACAGTGCAACGAGTGCGCACACTCGCGCATATGAGTTAACGAACCCGAATATCTCGCCTCATGTTGTTCATGCGATCAAAGAGTATCGTCGGGCTTTGGATGAAAAGTATAGTATTACGTTTTCGCGACACGTAAGGGACTTGCAGCGTATTCGGGACGAGGCATTACAGAATGGGGCCTACTCGGCCGCGGTGCAGGCGGAGTATCGACGCGGTCAGGCGCAGGGCGATATATATGTTAATAAATCAGAGATACGACACGGGAGCATAGACAGTATGTCTAAGGAAGAAGTTATGAAAGCATTGAAGGAGATAAAGGAGAGTTATGCCCCAGTCACAATCGACATCACCCCAGAAGAGGATAACGATAGCCGTGAAGAAGGAGAGCGGCTTTTACAAACAAGTGAAGGAAGCGGCGCAAAGAGTAAGTCGAAAGCTGTCGCTAACGCGAATTGAAAACTGGGTCGGAGCAGGAATCCCAGACGTCCTCCTCTGTGATACCCATGGTTGTTTTCATTTTGTTGAGCTCAAGTTTACGACGACGGACAAAGTAGATCTGCGCCCGTCACAGGTATCGTGGCTCACGAAACACAAACACGCCTCTTGTTGGATATTGATTAAGAAGCAGAAGAAGCCGTCGGAGCGAGCAGAATTATTTTTGTTTAAGGCAGAGGATGCGGTAGATTTGAAGATGGACGGGTTGAAAGATAAGAAGCCGGAGTTTCACTGTATGCAGCCGTTTCGTTGGGACGATATGTTTTTTAAGATTGTAGGGGCCCCCTGATGGATGTTTCAGAGCAGGAGGCCAAGCTTAAACTTAGACTGGCACAATTAGAAAAGAACGAAAGGTGTCAGGAGGACTTTTTAATTTTTGTAAAAAATATGTGGCCGGATTTTATTGCGGGTCGGCATCATAAGATTATTGCGGAGAAATTAGAGCGTGTGGCGCGTGGTGAACTAAAGCGTTTGATAATTAATATGGCGCCAAGACATACGAAGTCGGAGTTTGCAAGCTTTTTGTTTCCGGCGTGGATGATGGGTAAGAATCCTAAGATGAAGATTATTCAGGCGACACACACTACAGAGTTGGCCGTGAACTTTGGGCGTAAGACCAAAAATCTTATTGATAGTGATGACTATAAGGATATTTTTCCGTCTGTTAATTTGTCGGCGGACAGTAAAGCATCGGGTCGTTGGGACACGACATCGGGCGGTATGTATTATGCGGTTGGTGTGGGTTCGAACTTAGCGGGTCGTGGTGGCGACTTGGTAATTATAGATGACCCACACTCGGAGCAAACGGCGATGTCAAATACAGGTTTTGACGATGCGTGGGACTGGTACACTGGGGGCCCCCGACAGAGACTACAGCCGGGCGGCAGTATTGTTTTGGTGCAGACGAGATGGTCCGAGAAGGATATGACGGGACAATTGCTGCGTGCGATGGCTAAGGATGAATTAGCGGACCAGTGGGAAGTTGTGGAGTTACCGGCGATCTTTGAGGACGGCAGTCCTTGTTGGCCGGAGTTCTGGAGCCTTGATGATCTGACCGCGGTACGCGCTTCAATACCGCCCAGTAAATGGAACGCGCAGTATCAGCAGAATCCGACGGGTGAGGAGAACGCGATCATACCAAGAGAGTGGTGGAAAAGGTGGGAGCAGGAGAATGTACCCAATCTTGAGTATGTGATACAGAGTTACGATACGGCGTTTACGAAACGTGAGACATCGGACTTTAGTGCTATAACGACATGGGGGGTGTTTTATCCGGAAGAAGCGGGGGGACCCCCGGCGTTGATACTTCTTGATAGTCAAAAGGACAGGTGGGACTTTCCTGAGTTAAAGCAGGTAGCGTTGGAGCAATATAAGTACTGGGAGCCGGATACAATTATTATAGAAGCGAAAGCGACGGGGCTGCCCTTGACCCACGAACTACGGAACATGGGTATACCTGTTGTTAACTTTACACCGAGTAAAGGTAATGATAAGGTGACGCGCGTGCACTCTGTATCGGTGCTTTTTGAAGCGGGCATGGTGTACGCACCAGACACAAAGTTTGCGGATGAGATGATAGAGGAGGTTGCAGCTTTTCCAAATGGGGAGTATGATGACCTTGTGGATAGTATGACACAAGCTTTGATGCGGTATCGTCAGGGTAATTTTGTACAGCTACCGAGTGACGATTGGGATGAGGATGACAACAACGTGCAGGTTAGGGCCTATTATTGATGGAAGAAAAGAGCGTCTTACAGAAGATACAGGAAGGGGCTAAGGGCTTTACGGAGAGTGTTGAAGAGGGCATTACGCCTTTTATTCCGCCTGAGATACGTAAATTAAAACCAAGCATGGATTTTGTTTTGTCGGGTATGCCGCCGAATGTTATTCGGAGCGCCGGTGCAAAAACACAACAGTTTTTTGACAGCGACATGAAAGATATAGCAAGTGGGATTGGTGCGCTTGGCGAAACGGCGTCTATGCTTGCGCCCGTAGGGTTGCTTGCACGGTTTGGTGCAAAAGCAGGTATGATGCCCCAGATGTCACGAAAAGCGGTAGAAGATTTCTTTGCGTTACCTGTTAGTTCGTTTAAGGCTCCGACCGATGATGGTAAAGGGTTTATCACGCTTCACGGCTCACGGCACGACTTTGAGCAGTTTGATCTCGGTAAGATAGGTAAGGGTGAGGGTAAACAAGTCTTTGGGTACGGTTTATATTTTACGGATGTACCGGGGATTGCTAACTGGTATCGTAATGCAGGCGGACATCCACGCGGTAAGAAGGGTCCTATCTATGAGACGCTTGTTAAGTCTACTAAAGAGGACTTTTTAGATTTGAACAAGAATATCATGGAGCAGCCAAAGATGGTGGAGCGTTTGAAGTCTTTGCCTTACTTTGATGATTTCAAAGATTTCTATGAGCAGCGTCGGGTTGCTGCACAAAAGATGTTTAAGAATAAACAATTACCAACGTTTGAGCAATCCGAAGGTCGTGAAATTTTACATGAGTTAGCTAATTTTCAAATACTAAAAAACAAATCGCCAAAAGAGAGAAGTGAACTGTTAAACATTGTTGGGGCCCTTAGATTTGTAGATGAAAATAATAGAAGAGCGGACGAGGTAGCGGCGTCTGATTTATGGAACGTAGGTATAGATGGTCTTAAATATCTGCCCGATTCCTTGCGTCAAGGGCGAACAGGAAAAACAACAGCGGGTCTTCCCGGTTTTAGCGCTAAAGAAGTGCCGGCAAAAACGGAAGATAGAAACTTTGTTGTATTTGACGACACAATACTTAACGTTCTTAACAAGTATGGCGCTGACGGTAAGGCCTTACGTTTAGAGCGCAAGGATAAAGGGGGGTATGAAATACCTAAATCTGTGGAGCCTTCTCCGCCTGAAAAGAAAGCAAAAGGCGGTATCGCAGGATTATCAGATCAGGCTCGTGATATGTTTAAGGGTCCAAAAGGTATTGGCGCTTATCAACCGTTTATGGTAGGGTAACGAAAAGGAGTTACTATGGCTATTGAAAAAGAAATACCATCACAACTTGATCCAGAGGATCTAGCTGCTGAAGTAGAACTTGAGGTTCCCGGCAGTATGGAGCCAACGGCGATGGTTGATATGGATGTCGAAGCGGAGAATATGGACATAGAGATTACCGCTGAGGACGATGGCGGTGTGACCGTGGACTTTGAACCGATGGATCAAAGAGGCACAAGCGATGATTTTTACGCTAATTTAGCCGAAGAAATGCCTGATCGAGAGCTTGGACGTATTGCAGGAGAGCTTTTAAGCGAGTTTGACGCCAATAAAGCTAGTCGTCAGGAGTGGGAAGACGCTTATGCCAACGGTTTGGAGTTATTAGGGTTTAATTATGAAGAAAGAACACAGCCTTTTCGCGGTTCTTCAGGTGTTACACACCCTCTTTTAGCTGAAGCGGCGACACAATTCCAAGCACAGGCGTTTAATGAGCTACTTCCGGCCTCGGGGCCTGTCCGAACAGCCATAGTTGGAGCCGAAACACGCGATAAACAGCAGCAATCGCAGCGTGTACGGCAATTTATGAACTATTACATTACAAATGTGATGGAAGAGTACACCCCTGAGCTCGATCAGATGCTTTTTTACCTGCCTTTAGCCGGTTCTACGTTTAAAAAGGTGTATTTTGATGAAAATTTAGGCAGAGCGGTATCAAAATTTGTGCCGGCAGAGCATTTAGTGGTGCCATACGAGACTTCTGACCTTGAAACGTGCCCAAATATTACGCAAACGTTAAGAATATCGCTAAATGAGCTTAGAAAGAAGCAAATATCAGGGTTTTATTTGGATATTCCGGTGCTTCCGGGGCAGTCTGAGGGCGATTCTGTAAGCGATGAAATCAATAGAATAGACGGTATGACGCCCTCTCAGATCGATTATGACTGCACTTTATTGGAATGTCATGTGGATTTAGATATAGAGGGCTATGAAGAGAAAGATGATGATGGAGAACCAACGGGCATAAAAGTGCCGTATGTGGTGACAATTAGTCAGGATAATGGACAGATATTGTCCATACGCCGTAATTATCGTGAAGATGATGATATGAAGCGCAAGATACAGTATTTTGTGCATTATAAGTTTCTACCCGGTTTTGGTTTTTATGGGTTGGGACTTATTCACACGATTGGCGGGTTGTCACGAACCGCCACAGCGGCACTGAGGCAGCTAATCGACGC